GAAAATGGCTCCAAGATTTCATCTAACTCTACTTCTTCATCTGCTGTCCGAGGCGGATCCTATAATGTCATCTTTCTTGACGAATTCGCGTTCATCCCAAATCACATTGCTGATGACTTCTTTGCCTCTGTTTATCCTACTATTTCTTCTGGACAGAGCACGAAAGTCATTATAGTTTCAACGCCACGCGGTATGAACCACTTCTACCGTATGTGGCACGATGCAGAGCGTGGTAAGAATGAATATAAACCCACTGATGTTCATTGGTCAGAAGTTCCTGGTAGAGACGCTGCGTGGAAGGAACAAACAATTGCAAACACATCTGAACAGCAGTTCAAAGTTGAGTTTGAATGCGAATTTCTAGGTTCTGTTAATACGCTGATCAATCCATCAAAACTTAGAAATCTTGTCTACGAAGATCCGATTAAGAGAAATGCTGGTTTAGATGTTTATGAACACCCGAAAGAAGAAAATAATTATTTGATAACCGTAGACGTTGCTCGCGGTCTTGGGAATGATTACTCAGCGTTTATCGTTTTTGATATTACAAACTTTCCATATAAGGTAGTTGCTAAGTATCGAAATAATGAAATAAAACCAATGCTGTTTCCAAGCATTATTAATGAGGTGGCAAAAGGTTACAATGATGCTTGGTTATTGATCGAAGTAAATGATATTGGAGACCAAGTAGCAAGTATTTTACACTTTGATTTGGAATATGATAATGTCTTAATGTGCGCGATGAGGGGACGTGCTGGTCAAATTGTGGGTTCTGGTTTTAGTGGTAAAAAATCTCAACTTGGGGTGAGAATGACTGCTGCTGTTAAAAAGTTAGGATGCTCTAATTTAAAGACCTTATTAGAAGATGATAAGTTACTGACTACTGACTATGACATTATATCAGAACTTACCACATTTGCACAACGTCATAATTCTTTTGAAGCAGAAGAAGGTTGTAATGATGACTTGGCAATGTGTCTTGTTATTTTCTCTTGGTTAGTTGCTCAAGATTATTTCAAAGAGATGACAGACAATGATGTCCGTAAAAGAATTTACGAAGAGCAAAAAAATCAGATTGAACAGGATATGGCACCTTTTGGTTTTATATCAGATGGTCTAGATGAAATGGAGGCTTTTATTGAAGAAAGTACTGGAGATAGATGGATGTCTGCATCAAAAAATAATGGAATTCAGTCAACAGAAGTTTGGAACTTAGATGAATATGGTGATCGTTCATATATGTGGGAATATCGTTAATGGACTTAGAAGAACAGTTTGAAGTAGAACATTTACTTTTTACTGAGAGAAAGTGTAGAGTTTGTAAAGTTAAAAAAAACTTAATAGATGAGTTTTATAAAATAAGAAGAAATAATACTCTTCTCTCATCATATGCTTATGAGTGTAAAGAATGTACAATAAAAAGAGTTAAAGAGTATCGAAAAGGTAATACTTACTCAACAGAATGGCAATATCCTGATTGGTAAACATTCACGCAGTGTTTCCCCGATTAAAAGAACCATTTTCATAAATATTTCTAGATAATTCTGGATAGTACGGAGAATAAAGATGCCAGTAAATTTAGCATCTCCTGGAATTGTAGTTAGAGAAGTTGACTTAACTATTGGAAGAACTAATCCTTCGTCAAATAAGGTTGGAGCAATTGTTGCACCTTTTGCACAAGGACCTGTAGATTCCCCAACTTTAGTAGAAAATGAAAACGATCTGCTTAACGTTTTTGGAAATTCTTATAATGTAGATAAGCACTACGAGCACTGGATGGTAGCATCATCATATCTTGCTTATGGTGGTTCGTTAAGAGTTGTGAGAGCAGATGATAATGATCTTAAAAACGCATTTGTTGGAACTGCTTCTAGCGTTAAGATTAAAAGTTTAGAGCATTATGAAGCATTGGGTTATGATGAAAGTACAATTTCTAATGTTGTAGTTGCAGCAAAAAACCCAGGTTCTTGGGCAAATGGTATCAACGTTGCAATTATTGATGCAAAAGCAGATCAAATTCTTGGTATTAATACTACAGGTGCTGTACTTGGATACGGAGTAACTCAAGCAATTTCATCTATTCTTCCAGGAGCAGGTTCAACATCTGTTTTAACTGGTTATTTAAAAGGAATCATTACAGAAATTGGTGCAGGAACACTTGGAGTAAAAGTTCTAAGTCACGTTTCTTCTACAGGAACAGAAGCAACAGTTGATTATCAACCAGGTGGTGTTTATGCATTTGGAACCACAGGAGGTGTGATGATTGCTAATAACAGTGGTGTTGGTGTTGCAACAGGAGTAACAGTATCATCACAAACAGATTGGTTCAACCAACAAACAATTGGTCTTACCACCAATACATCAGTCAATTGGAGTAGTGTTGCTCCTAGACCATCAACAACGACATATGCTGCTGCTAGAAACTCCAGATTTGATGAGGTTCACGTTGTAGTAATTGATGCACTTGGAAAAGTTACAGGTAATGCTGGTACAATCTTAGAAAAGCATCTAGGTCTATCAAAAGCAACTGATGCAGAGTTTTCAGTTGGTTCTCCATCTTATTGGAGAAAGTATATTGCTACAAACTCCCAATACATTTTTGCTGGTGGTGCTCCAACAGGAATTGTAACAACTGGATTTACTTCAGGATTTAGCAAAGAAACTGATATTGGTTGGGATCAAGAATCTTCAAATGTCAAATTTGCAGCTGCTGGTGCTTCTAATAATACTTTAACTGGCGGTAAAGATTATGGTGGTTCTGATGATATTACCACATCAGGTGCGTTAAGTGTAGATCTTTCTAAACTGTCTTCTGGTTATGATCTATTTGAAAATACAGAAAACTTTAAAGTTGACTTCTTATTGATGGGTTCTGCTGGTTATACAAAAGAAACGGCACAAGCACTTGCAAATAAACTGATCTCAGTTGCAGAATTAAGAAAAGATGCAATTGCCTTTATCTCACCATATAGAGGTGCTGCTTTAACTGATACTTCATCACAAACGGCAGTTACAATCAATTCGGCAGAAGATATTACAACTAATGTTCTAGCCTTCTATGCACCAATCACTTCATCATCTTATGCAGTATTTGATAGTGGTTATAAGTATATGTACGATAGATTTGCTAATACATTCAGATATGTTCCTCTGAATGGTGACATTGCAGGTCTCTGTGCTCGTAACGATATTAATAACTTCCCTTGGTATTCACCTGCAGGAACTGCCAGAGGTGCAATTCTAAACGCAGTGAAACTAGCATACAATCCATCTAAGTCACAAAGAGATCGTCTTTACGGCGAAAGAATTAATCCAGTTATCTTCTCGCCTGGTGCTGGCATTATTCTATTCGGTGACAAGACTGGACTTGCAAAATCATCAGCATTTGATCGCATCAATGTTCGCAGACTGTTTGTTTATCTTGAGGATGCAATTTCTCAGGCTGCTAAGGATCAACTGTTTGAATTTAATGATGAAATTACAAGAACAAACTTTGTAAATACAATTGAACCATTCCTTCGTGATGTTCAGGCGAAGAGAGGAATCTCTGATTATGTTGTGATTTGTGATGAAACAAATAACACTGCTGCAGTAATTGACAACAATGAATTTGTGGCAGATGTTTACATCAAACCAGCAAGATCAATTAACTTCATTGGTCTTACTTTTATCGCCACTAAGACTGGTGTTTCGTTTGAAGAAGTAATCGGTAACTTTTAATTAACCTAGAGGTTTAAAACTATGCCAACCAGAAATCAAATCAATAATATTCCTTTAAGGAAGATTACAGATTTTAAAAGCAAACTAACAGGTGGTGGTACAAGAAGTAATCTTTTTGAAGTTGAATTAGCGTTCCCTACTGCAGTTGGAATTGATAATGTAGTTCTTGATAAGTCTAGATTCCTTGTAAAAGCAGCAGCAATTCCATCATCAAACGTTGCTTCTCTTGAAGTTGCGTTTAGAGGAAGAACACTAAAAGTAGCGGGTGACCGTTCATTTGAATCTTGGACAATCACCGTTATCAACGATACTGATTTTGCAATTCGTTCTGCTTTTGAGCAGTGGATGAATTACATCAACCGCCTTTCTGATAACACTGGTGCCACTAATCCAGCACTTTATCAGGCAGATGCATTTGTTCACCAGTTAAATCGTGATGGATCTATCTTAAGATCTTATCATATGTACGATTTATTCCCAACAAGTCTCAGCAGCATCCCTCTTGATTATGGGACGGACTCGATTCAAGAGTTTACAGTTGAATTACAAGTCCTCTGGTGGGAGGCTATTAGAGGATCTTCTTCTGCTGCTGGTGGTGCCAATATCAACTAAATAGTAAACAACAGTTAAAGTTTATAAAATGGCGAAACTTTTTGGTTTTTCGATTGAAGATAAGGAAGATAAATCAAAATCTATAATATCCCCCGTACCTCAAACAGATGAGGACGGGGTTGATTATTATATTCAATCTGGTTTTTATGGTCAATATGTAGACATTGAAGGAGTCTATAGAACTGAATTTGATTTAATGCGTCGTTATCGTGAGATGGCTCTTCATCCTGAGTGTGATGCTGCAATTGAAGATGTTGTAAATGAAGCAATTGTAAGTGACCTTTACGATTCACCAGTTGAAATTGAATTATCAAATTTAAATGCTAGTGATAAATTAAAACAAGTAATTAGAGATGAGTTCAAGTCCATTAAAGAAATGATGGACTTTGATAGAAAGTGTCACGAAATTTTTAGAAATTGGTATGTAGATGGTAGATTATATTATCTAAAAGTCATTGATATCAAAAAACCTGAAGAAGGAATTAAAGAAATCAGGTATATTGATCCAATGAAGATGAAGCACGTTCGTCAAGAAACTAAGACGAAAGGTAAAAATGGTGAAGCAATTGTCAGTACTTTAACTACAAATTCAAATCTTACAAGTTCAGAATTAAGTTACTCTGATGTTGAAGAGTATTTCATTTATTCACCAATGCCCAATTATCCTATGGGTTCTTTGAGCGGTGCTTCTAAAGGTTCGATCAAAATAGCAAAGGATTCGATTAGTTATTGCACATCTGGTCTTGTAGATAGAAATAAAGGGACTGTACTTTCATATCTTCATAAAGCAATTAAAGCACTTAACCAATTGAGAATGATTGAAGATTCTCTGGTTATTTACAGATTATCACGCGCTCCAGAAAGGAGAATTTTCTACATTGACGTAGGCAATCTTCCTAAAGTAAAGGCAGAGCAATATCTTAAAGAAGTGATGAGTCGCTATCGTAACAAACTTGTTTACGATGCGAATACTGGTGAAATTCGTGATGATCGCAAATATATGGCGATGCTTGAAGATTTCTGGCTTCCACGCAGAGAAGGTGGTAGAGGAACTGAAATCACCACACTTCCTGGTGGTCAAAATCTTGGCGAACTTGCCGATATTGAATACTTCCAGAAAAAACTTTATAGAGCACTTGGTGTACCAGAATCCAGAATTGCTGGTGGTGGTGATGGCTTTAATCTTGGTCGTTCATCAGAAATTTTGAGAGATGAACTTAAGTTTTCTAAGTTTGTAGGGAGACTTAGAAAGCGTTTCTCGAATATGTTCAATGATATGCTCCGCACTCAACTTCTTTTGAAGAACGTTGTTTCTCCAGAAGATTGGGAGCGCATGGAAGATCATATTCAATATGATTTTCTTTATGATAATCATTTTGCAGAACTTAAAGAAGCAGAAATTCTTACTAATCGGGTTTCATTAATGACCCAGATTGAACCATACATTGGTAAGTATTACTCAACAGAGTATGTCCGTAAAAAAATTCTTCGTCAAACTGATGCTGAAATTATTGAAATTGATACACAGATTGAAGATGAAATTCAGAAAGGAATTCTTCCAGATCCAAACGCACCAGTAGACGAAATGGGTAATCCTATTCCATCTGGTGCAGAACAACCAGCACTAGGTGAAGTTCCGATGGAACCTGCAGCAGATGCAGCGCCAGAAGTTCCTACAGAACCCAAAGGTGGGAAGATATAAATAATCTTATAAATATAAACTGTTTTTTTTATGGAAGAACTTATCGATTTGATTGCAACTGATGGATCACCTTCGGATGTTTCCAGCAGAATTAAAGAATTGCTATATGCTAAAGCTTCTGAAAAAGTTGATGCTGCTCGTCCAGAAATAGCATCGTTGATTTTTGGTGATGAAGAAAATCAAGGAGGAGACCAAGAATAATGGCTACAAAGATTATTCAAGATACTGTTATCCCAAGGTTAGCACCTAGTGCAGGAGTTGCAATAACAAGTGTTCCCATTGCACTTAAAAGTGGTTATTTAAGAATTACAATTGGTGCAACTTCAACTAGTTATGGTGGTTATGTTGCCATTGGAACAAATCCCACCGTAAATAGAAATTCTTTCCATATTGTTCCATACGGAACAGACATTTTGAAAGAAACTATGAGAAGGCAGGTAATCACTGGTATTACAACAGGAACTACCACTACTATATCATTTTCAGATCAAGTAAGTAATCCATTTGAAATTACTGACTATATTACAATTGCAGGAGCAGCGACGGCAGGAATCAATACAACACATAATTCGATTGTATCAATGACTGATTCATCAGTTACAATCAATTTCAATAGTTCATCCGTGGTATCTCCAAATATATCTGGCGCTTCTGCTTATAGAAGTGTAAAGGTTGCCTGTCTAACGGATGATGTAGGTTCATTTTTCAACATTTCAGAAGTAGTTACTCTAGTATCAGAATAAAATGAAACTCATTACAGAAGAAGTATCAAAAGTAAAATTTATCACTGAAGGGAAAGGATCCCAAAAGAAAATGTATATTGAAGGTGTTTTCCTTCAGGGTGATATTTGCAATCGTAACGGAAGAATGTATCCTATGGATACACTCTCCCGTGAAGTTAAAAGGTATACGGAATCATTTATTAATAAAGGTCGTGCTTTAGGTGAGTTGGGTCATCCAGATGGTCCAACTGTAAATCTTGATCGTGTTTCTCATAAAATTGTTTCTCTCACTCAAGAAGGAAATAATTTTAGAGGTAAAGCACAACTTCTAGAAACTCCTATGGGTAAGATTGCAAAATCTCTCATTGATGAGGGAGTTTGCCTTGGTGTTTCTTCTCGTGGTGTTGGTTCACTCAAAATGACCAACGAAGGTCATAAGGTTGTCGGTGAAGATTTTATGCTTGCAACTGCAGCAGATATCGTTGCCGATCCTTCAGCACCTGATGCTTTTGTTCAGGGAATTATGGAAGGTAAAGAGTGGGTTTGGGATGGAGGAATTCTTCGT